ATAATTGGTTAAGAAATTATTTTATTATTTTTGTGGAGAGTTATTACGCAACATTAAAACAAAAATTCCTAAAGTTAATAAAAAACTAATTATAACAAATATTACAGATAAATAAATATATGGATATATTTCTTGTAATACTAAATCAATTATCGGTTTCATAAATAATTTAATCTCCTTTTTAACTTCTGATTTTCTTAATATTTCTAAACACTTTTCAATAAATATATCTTTTTCCTTTTCTTTTACCATATTATTATTGTAAATTAAAATAAATATTTCATTATTCAGTATTGCGTGTTATTTACTTCATATTTTTCTAATAAAAAATTAATGGATAAAGTATTTGAACCTACTTCTTCTTTTGAATTTTCTAAATTATCTTTAGGACATCCACAAACAACAAAAGGAGGTACTTATTTTACTAAATTATTATTTGATAATCAAAGTCTATATGTTCAATTTCCAAAATGTAAAACAAAACAAGGCATTATTCAAAATGAAAAAAATATATATTCTGATTTAGTTTATGAAACAACATACAATAATGAATTAACTGAATGGCTTGAACATTTAGAAACAATATGTCAAAAATTACTTTACGAAAAAAATAATTTATGGTTTAGTGGCGATATTGAATTAAGTGATATTGAGAGCGCATTCACAAATGTAGCAAAGATGTACAAATCAGGCAAACAGTTTATAATTAGATGTTATATACCAAAACCTCAAATGATTAAATACAGTGTACCATGCTTTGTATATGATGAAAATGAAAATCCATTAACATTAAATGATATTGATATTACTAAGGAAATTATACCATTAATAAAAGTAGAGGGCATTAAATTTACTAATAAAAGTTTTCAATTAGAATTCAATTTATCGCAAATAATGGTAATGAACTCTCAAGAAGAATTAAAACATTGTTTAATCAAACCGTCAATTAGAACACCAAATCAAAGTCAAGTAAATATACCATTACAAACAAATTTAGAAAATACCAACAGTAAATCTGAAAATACAACAAGTGAAATAATCAATCATATTTCATTTAATGATAATAATAAATCTCATAATACAATTGAAGAATACATTATAAATGATAATGAACTCGAAGTAATAGATGATAAAACACTTGTTCAACCTAAAAGCGTTATACATAAAGGAGGCAATGATAATACCGAGGATGAAGAAGAAGATGATGAAGAAGATGATGAAGATGATGACAGTGAGAATGAAGAAACCGACGATGAATATGTCACTGAAGACGACGATAATAATGATGATGAAATTGAAGATAATGAAGAACAAATAAATGAAAAATATGAAACACAAAATCTAGATAATTCAACCAATAATCAAATAAAAGATTATGGATTGAAAGAAATCAATGATTTAGAGATATTAAATGAACAACCTCAACAAAATAAAAACGAATTAAAATCTAAAATTACAACACATGAACCCACTTCATCCTATTTAGAAAAAAATGTATCTAATTCTTTAGACCAAATTAAAAAAAATGAACATTTAGAACTAGTTGATTTGAATATAGATAATAATATAACAGATTCTATTAAATTAAGAAAACCGAATGAAGTATATTATGAAATATATAAAGCAGCAAGAGAAAAAGCTAAACGAGCAAAAAAACTTGCCACAGAAGCTTATTTAGAGGCTAAAAATATTAAAATAAAATATATGCTAGATGATTTAGATGAAAGTGATGAAGATGAACGTCAATCGGATAATTATTAATAAAATTCATTTAGCATAAATAATATAATAATAAATGAATCCATCAATTAATTAATAAATTAGTCAAAAATATTTTATCATTTATTTTATATAAATGGGTTTATTAAAAGATTTACAAAAATCATTGAAAACACATCATGTTTTAGCTTTATTAGGTCTTCTTGTATTAGGAGTTGTATTTACACAATATTCAAATAGAAAAGGTAGTGTTATTAACTCTATGACAAATTTAGATGTTGGTGCTAATACAACACCTAATAAAGCTGCTGCCCAACAACAACAATACGTAACTGATGTTTCTGGTCCTTCTAATGGAGCTGTTTCTCCTGCTAATCCTGCTGGACAAAATGAGGTATTCTCATCTGTTAGTGGAGAAATATCAACATCTGGATACGGTTTACCTCCAAGCTGTTCTCGTCAACCTGTTGTAAATCCTGATGAATTATTACCAAAAGATGAAAATAGTCAATGGGCGCAATTAAACCCTCGTGGTAATGGCGAATTAAATAATGTTAATCTATTACAAGCCGGATATCTATACGGAATTAACACTGTCGGAAGCTCATTAAGAAACGCTAACTTACAACTTCGTTCAGAGCCGCCAAATCCTCAAGTTCAAGTAAGTCCTTGGTTAAATAGTACAATTGAACCTGACTTAATGAGAGTACCTTTAGAATTAGGCGTTGGTTCTCAATAAATATTCGTAATTTATTTTATTCATAAATTTATATAAATTATAAATTATTAATATTCAATTTTTATATAAATGAATATTAATTCAGTTGGTTATTTACTTATTCTTTTTATACTTATTGTAAGTATTAAAATTTATTCTGATTCCGAATCATTTAATTTAAAATGTATAATATCAACTGTAGATGGTAATAAATATTGTGTAAGAGAAAGAAGTAAATTAAATTTAGCAGCAGATAAATTAGCAATGGTAACATCAAAACTAAAAAAACTTGTAGATAATGTAAAAGAAAAATATCCAGACAGAACAAATGTAAAAAGATTGGCAGAAGGATTCAATCCTAAAAAAATATCAGAAACATTACCAACCAGTGAATTTACAGCTTTTAGTGAAAATAAAGGAGAGAAATTAGCATTTTGTTTAGATACTGAAAAGAACGGAGGAAAAATGATAGATGAAAATACCTTGATATTTGTAGGAATACATGAAATATCTCATATAGCTACAAAAAGTGTAGGACATACAAATGAATTTTGGACAAATTTTAAATTTTTATTAGAAGAAGCGGCTAAAATGAATATTTATACTCCAATTGATTATAAAAAGAAACCACAAAAATATTGCGGAATGACTATTACTGATAACCCATATTACGATTTTTAGATTATGTTGTATAATAAAATCTATATTTAATTGTTAAAAAATATATAAAATAATATACAATTATTTTATATAATGTCAGAAACATTGGAAACAAATTCAATTACATTTAAAATATGTTACACTAAAAATAATGAAATACTTAAGATTTATGCGTTTACTGGAAATGAAATTAATTTAACAGAACTATTCAAAACCAATAAAAAAAATGTGATATTTGATTCTATTTTCTCTCAAGAAGAATTAAATATAATCGAAGAAAAGAACATTCCAGTTAAATTTTGTAATGAAAAAATATATATCGATGATACAATTGAAACAATCAAGAAAAAAATTATAATGGAATTCGATACTAAATTGTGTTTTGAAGAAATCTACTTATTTTACAAAAATAAAGAAATATTGAATTCCTTATCAATATACAAAAAACTTACACAAAATGATAAATTAGAATTAACTAGAAATAGATTTATTAATTATTTATTAAATATTGATGGTATTAATATATCATCGATTCCGTCTAAAGATACATATACATATGATGATATTCACTCATTAAATATTAATAATCATTCTTATTTGGTAAATAAATCAATTGGTCAAAATTTAATTGGTATATATTCATCATATCCATACACAATCAATCCATTTGATGTTGAAATGTATGATAATATAGAAAATCAATCAGAAAAAATGATGTCTACATTAAACGAAAGTTTAGTGTTAAATTATGGTGATATTAATTTAAATATTTTTTATTTATGTCTCGCAGAGGATGTATTAGAAAATTCTATAACAAAAAACATTTCTGAAGAGACAACGATTAAATTATATTACCCTTTTTTGTTTAATAAAAATATAACATCTTTAGAATTATTTGGTGAAAAAAAACAATCCCTATTAGATAACACAAAAAAATTAATTGATAAAAATTTTATCAAAAAAAATAAAAGCATAGACCTCTTTTATAATATTTATTATGAGAGAAATGACGAATTAAATATATTATCATCTGGTATAAATTCAATACAATTTACAATTCACCCTAAATATTCAATAAATTTACCAATTGACTCTATATTCAAACAAATACATGCTACAAAAAATATACCAATGATTAAATATAATCCATCTCAAAAACAAGAAAAAATATACAGATTATATTCTGATAAAACATCAACAAATGGTAAAAAAATCCCCTTTTTAAATAAAGGTACTATATTCAAATTAATTAAACAAATTGGTAAAAATATAGGTATATCATTTTTTATTCAAAATAACATGAATGACATTGAATGTGAAATTATATCAAATGGAAATATAAATATTAAAACACTATTTAAAAAACCATTAAGTGTGAATGAAATCACAGAACAAATAAAAGAATCTATTAATCCAATCATAACATTTATTAAACAAATATTAGAACAAGGCGACTCTCCAATTGAATTATTCCAATCATTTAATGATAATAATATAGAAATTGTAGATACCAATTATCAAATTATTATGCCTATTAAAACGAAAATAAATTTAAAAAAATATATAGGATGTATTTCTAATATTTTTGCTGTATATGAAGGAAATTTGGAGAAAGGAATTTCTATGAGATATAAACGAGTAGCGTATTATAATGAAGTTGATAGTCAAACCGCATTAGTAATTGAATTAATTAATAAAGGAAATAGAGCAGATGAAATCATCGATGAACTAAAAGAAAACTTTAATTTAACAGATGATGATGCTAGAATTAAATTAGCAGCTGTAGCATCTGAACTTGACGATATGAAAAATAGATTTCCCAATAAAAGAGATAAAATTAAAAAAAACCCCGGGTTTTTGACAACCATCGGATTAGAAAAATTTACAAATAATATAAAAATAAATGTATCAAATATTAACGATTTAAGATATCTTTATTCTATAAATATTTATTTAAATTCTCTCATACGATTAACACAAAATCCTGATAGTACCCAAATACCTTTTGAAGATATAAAAGACATTTGTAAAGGAAAAGGCGTCTCTGAAGAAAAAAAAGTTATTGATATAGTTGCTCCTTCAGAACTACCATATAAAGATAGCCAGGAAATTACATTTCAAGGAGAATCAATTATAATTGAACCAATCAGATTTGAGGAAGAAAAAGAAGAAGAAAAGGATTTTGAAGAAAAAGAAGAAGAAATTATAAAACAAACCAAAAATATATTAGATTTATTTGAAGAATACGAGGAAGACGAAGAAGAGATGGAAGGAGGACAACGAGACGATGATAGTGAAAACAGCCCAGATGAAATACAAACAAACATAGAAAATAATCCTGAAATTCCTCAAGCTGTAATACAACATAAAAATATAGATTATGGTAAACGACCAATGAAAGAAACTGTACATACACCGACTGACGATGCTCCAGATATTACTGGAATGTCATTGAATAAACCGAATCCTTTTTTTAGAAAGTTAGAAAGTAAAGAACCAACTCTTTTTTTAACAAATGTTGATAAAGAATTCAAAGCATATTCAAGAGCATGTCCGTATAACAATAGAAGACAACCTATATTATTAACCGATGAAGAAAAAGAAAAAATAGATAGAGAACATCCTGGTTCTTATACTGAAGCAATTAAATATGGAACTGACCCTAAAAAACAATACTGGTATATATGCCCTAGATATTGGGATTTAAAACGAAATGTAAGTTTGACTGAAAATGAAGTTAAATCAGGTAAATATGGTAATGTTATACCATTCAAAACAAATAAAGTACCACCTGGAGCAAATATATATGAATTTACAGATGATAAATATCACTTAGATAAAGACAATAAATACATTAATTTACATCCAGGATTCTTAAAAGATAAAGTACATCCACAAGGTTTATGTGTTCCTTGTTGTTTTAAATATTGGGATAAACCAGAACAAACAAAACGTAGAAATCAATGTCTAAAAGAACCCGAAGAGGAAGATGAACAAGGAGAAGAAGAAAAAAAAGAATCCGAACCAATAAGAGAATTAGAAACTGAACAATATATTAAAGGACCTGAAAAATTTCCATTAGAACCTGGTAGATGGGGATATTTACCAACAGCAGTACAAAAATTATTAAGAACAGATAATAAAAAATGTTATATAAGCACTACAAATACAAACCTAAAACAAAATTATCCTTGTTTATTGAGACATGGTGTTGAAATAAATAAAAACCAGTCTTTTATCGCTTGTATTGCTGATGTATTTATAGAAGAGACAAGAACAAATACTATATTTAGTATTAAACAAATGAAACAAAAAATAATTGACGCAGTTGACTTTGATTTATTTATATCATTACAAAATGGTAATTTAATTAATATTTTTGAAAATGAATACATAGATGTGGCGATTGAAAGTTATAGAAAATCAGAAATATACAAAGTTTTAGATATGAATAATGAAAAAGACTTCGTTTTTATGAAAAGAGCTATAAGTGCTTATGAAACATTTATTCAATATTTAAAAGATGACGAAACAATAGTAGACCATAAATATTTATGGGATATTGTTTGTAATCCAAACCCAAAACTATTTACAAAAGGATTGAACTTGATTATCATGGAACTTGAGAGAAATGACATAACAGATAATATTAAAATATTATGTCCGTCAAACCATTATTCAAAAGAATTTTTCAATAGTAATAAATATTCATTACTTTTATTAAAAATCGATAATTTTTATGAACCAATATATACACTTGAAGATAAAGTAAGAGAATGGGAAATAAAACGAATATTTAATTTAAAAAATAAAAGTTTATTACCTAATTTAAGAAATACATTAGAAATTATAAAAACATCATTCAATGAAAAATGTAATCCTTTTAATAGTATGCCCAAAATATATAAATTTAAAACAAATATTATTCTTTCTGAATTAATCAAACAATTAAAAAATATAAATTATCAAGTTTTATACCAAATTATGAATTATAACGGAAAAATAATAGGTGTCATTTCTGAAAATAAAAAAAATATTAAAGGATTTATACCATGCTATCCATCTTCATATATTCAAGATATTGAATTAAAATCTATGGATGATTCTGGATTATGGAATACTTTTCAAACAACATATGACTATTTAATCGAATTGTCCCAAGATTCATCTAAAAAAATTCCATGTTTACCAAAAATAAAAGTATTAGAAGATGGATTGATTATTGGTATTATAACAGAAACAAATCAATTTATAGCTTTATCATCCCCTGAACAAAATACAATGGTATTAGATATGTCTACAATTGAAAGTAGTGATTATAATTTGGCCGATAAAAAAATTATGACAAGCGAATCAGTTGATGAAGAACGAATTAAATACATAAAATACATTAAAATAGAAACTGGATTTTATGATTCATTTAGAAATACAGTTCGCATTTTATTAAGTCAGTATAGAAATAAATCTACAAAAACAGAAATTATTAAATTAATAAAAAGCCCACATTTATTATACACAAATAAACTCAAAAAAATTATTACCATAATCAAAGAATTAACTGAAAAATACGTAGAATTTATAAATTATTCTGAAGATGATTTAATGAAAATGGAACAAATATCCAGTTGTTTATTGTCAGATAATTGTGAAGATAATATGTA